ATATACAAATGACACAAGAACAACACGATTACGAAATGGGATGTGCAGGACAAGCACAAGCAGAGTATGAAGCACAAATGGCTTACTATGAATATTTAGATGGTTTGATAGCTGATAAACAATATCAACTTCACGCTGTCGAAATAGCTTTAGATATGCTTAATTCAAAAGAGTTTGCCAATAGTGGTATGTCGCCTAAAGATTGGTTAGATGCAGAAAGAAAACGTCTGGCTGTAAAAAGTCTTAATGATGGCACTAAGTCTTTTTAAACTTACTGCTAACTCGTTTATATGCTCACATTCATAGCGCATAAGCACCTAAACACAACCAAAACACGAAACACATCACCACATGAACATTGGAAAAAACAATAATATACAACCGATTATCGGAGGCAATGTTTCTGATGTTGTGCATTGGTACAATATCAAGGTAATCAACAACAAACGTGAAGTTGTCGAATTTCTTTTTTGGTCTGGTCTTAAATGGGAATTGCGAATAAAATATAATTGGTATTTTCAATACCGAGCTGCATTATTGCAAGTAAAATATCCCAAATTTGAAATTCAATCATACTGGGGAAATGAGCCAGCAAAAGGAAAAACACTTGAAGAAATTAGACAAAATAAAATCCGAGCAAAAAAATCTAAAATTACAGAATACAAAAACAAATTAAAAAATGCAGAATTAAACTGGTCAAGTCTTTTTCCAATAGATGAGGATATTGATTATCAAAAAGCAGTTGAAAAAATTAAACGTATGGAATTTGAATTACTTTCTATTTAGCCAAACAAACACATCACCACATGAACATTGGAAAAAAGCCAACCGACAATGAATTGCTGCAATGCCTCAGGCAAGGAATGAATGCGGAGGAAATCAGCGCAAAGTACAATCGAAGCATCATCGGCATTCAAAACCGAGCATCTGAATTATTGTATCAGATGGAATTGGAATCATACCGGAATATGAAAACAAATCCGGTGAAAGACATCACTGAGGATGAATTGCTGAATGAATTGCCAGTGGATGAATTAACCATTGGTGATGTAATCACAGAGAATGGCGCAATTATTCACCGAGCAAGCGGCAAGGCAATACATTTGTAAGGTTTTCCAAAAAAGTTTATTTTTGCCTCATGTTCACAAAGAATGGCAGAAATATCCTACCACCCAAAGACCGAGCAGCGAGAATCAAGGCAATCCGCAGGGAGGTAATTCCCGCAAACGTGCCGCATATTGAATCTTGTGGCATCGGAGTGGTGAATGTACCTGAGAGCAAAAAAAGTCGATAGAATTGGCATTTTTGCCGCGAAAAAAACAATAAATTACACAGAAATGGCGAAAAAGGCAAGCACTGGCAATAAGAGAGGTAATCCGAATTGGGTTAAGGGAGTGATTCAACCAACGGCCAAAGTATGGCAGAAAGGGCAGTCGGGAAATCCGAGAGGGGTGGGCAGAATTACCATCAAGCACGTCAATGAATACCTTGAGAGCAATGGGGTAACACCTGCAAGCGCATTGGATGTTAAGAGTATCTACATGAGATTGATTAATCTGACTGAGGCAGAGATTAGAGAGATACGGCAGGACAAAGACCAACCGATGATAATTACGGCAGTGGCGAAAGCCATTATTGAGGGAGAGGCATTCGATATAGTCGAAAAAATGTTGGATAGGTCAATTGGCAAGGCAACACAACCAATTGATGGTGATGTCGGTAAGATTATCGTACAAGTGGGCAAGCGCAATACGGATGAATGAATCAGCCGACAATCATTCACTTTCCCGAATACGAAGAATTATTCAATAAGGCATTTCTGCCATTGGTGGATGATACATCAAGGGTAATCATTCTGTATGGTGGCAGGGGAAGCAGTAAATCATCATTCGCGGCAGGGGCAAAGGTGATATTTCCCATCCTGAGGGAAAAGTATTTCAAAGCGGTCTGCATTCGGAAATCTTACAACACTATTTCTGCATCAAGTTATGATACACTGAAAGCCATTATTGAGGAATGGGGCATTTCATCACTATTCAGGTTTTATACATCACCACATCGCATTATCTGCATCAATGGCAATCAGATATTATTCAGGGGATTGGATGAGCCGACAAAATTGAAGTCCATAAAAGACCCAACGATGATATGGTGGGAGGAAGATATCCCAGAAGAATCTGACTACATCACCATCAGTCTTTCATTGCGAAGCGAAAAGGCAAGATACATTCAGGAGGTTTTTAGCATCAATCCTGAGGTGCAGGGAAATTATGAGGAACATTGGTTTTGGAAAAGATTTTTTCAAGGACAGATTGAAAGGTCATTCACATTCACCGATGAAATCGAAGTGGCAGAACGCAATGAGGTTGTTCAGCGCATTGTTAAGGTGCATCATTCCACATATCAGCATAACAGATTCTTGTCACCTGAATACATTGCAGACCTTTTATCATTAAGGCAGCGCAATCCTTATTATGCCTCAGTTTATATTGATGGCCTATGGGGAAAGAGGAACATTGATGGATTGGCATATCGTTGTTTTTCTCGGCAACATCATGTCATTCCTACATCATACGATGCAACACAACCATTGCATATCTCATTCGACTTTAATACCAAACCTTATGTTACCATCACGATTCATCAGGCAGAAGGAAAGATTATTAGGCAGATTGATGAAGTATTAGGAATGTACCCACATAACCGGACTGAGGCAGTTTGTAATCAATTCCTGATGAAATACGGCCATCATAATGGGATGGTTTATGTGTATGGTGACCCATCAGGTAGGCGAGAAGATACGAGAAGTGAGCAAGGCCACAATGATTTTCACATCATTGAAAAGACTTTGAAATCCCTCAGGCCAGTCATGCGGCAGGCAAAGGTTGCTCCGAATCCTGCAATGCGGATAAACTTCATCAATGCAATATGGCAGGGGAGAATTCCGGTACAATTCAGCATTGGCGAACATTGCACCATGACCATTGATGAATACATGAATGTCAAGGAGGCAGCGGATGGAGGAAAGCACAAAGAAAAAGTGAGAGATAAAGTCACCGGAATATCTTATGAGCCATACGGCCATATCAGTGACGCGAATGATTATTTCCTTTGTGAATTCTTTTGGGAGGAATATCAGACATTCATCAGGAAAGACAATGTGAGCGCACCAAAGGTTGGCAGAAATCGTCCAAAGCATGGATGGTAAAAGATTATTGATAAAGTTTTTTATCATTGTTTTAACTTAAAAAGAATGCCGAAAAAAGCACTGCATTACTTTTGCCTCCATGTATCTATTCATTGCAGATTATTTCCCCTACATTCAGCCTGAGCAGTTGGAAAAGCTAACATCAGGTAATGAATCAATCAGGATATTAACAGAGAGGGCGGGCAAAGCGGAGGTTGTTTCATATCTTGTTCAGCGTTACAATACAGAGGCAGAATTCACAGATACAAAGGAATGGAATGTGACTGAGGTAGGATATTCAGGTGCATCACGAATTTATCTTGATGCATTGGATTTTCAGGCCACAGAATCTTATGTTGTGGATGACCTTGTGAATTATGAGGGCATCATTTACATCTGCACAACCAATCATTCGGGAACATGGGATGCAGGAAATTTCACCGCATTAGGCGCACAATATGCCCTATTTTACGCGATATATCCTGAGCCATTGTTTGACTTTTACAAAAAATATGAAGCAGGGAATGAGGTATTCTATGCGGGAAAGACATATATCTGTCAGGCAAGCATTCAGAATGTATTTCCTGATGATGAAGAACGAGGCGCACAATTTTGGGGAAGCGGCACATCATACACGATTCCGGCAGGAACATTGCCAACCGATACAGATTACTGGATTGAGGGTGATAACCGAAGCCAACAAGTATTGCAATGCATGATTGACATCTGTTTATTCCATCTTCATTCAAGACTTGCACCGGGCAACATTCCTGCATTGAGAGTTGAGAGGTATAACAATTCAAAGGATTGGTTGCGCATGGCAGGAGGGCAGATGGATGGGGTAACGGCAGACATTCCATTGATTCAGCCAAAAGCAGGAATGCGAACAAGGTCAGGTGGTAATGTGAAAAGAATAAATCTGTATTGATATGGAGTGGAAGTCAAGCACAACCGGAATCACGAATTTTTATACTGAGCAGGCCAAAATAAATCCTGCCGAGTTGAATCCAAAGAATCTTAAGAATTATCCGGTAAGAGTACCCATTGAGCGCATTGCGCAGGATGTACGCAATTGGAGGAATGCAATCAGAGAGGCAGAGCAATCTTATTACCCACATAGGGTTAAGATGCAGCAGATATTTAATGATACCATCCTGAACGGCCATGTTTTTGCCTGCATGGATAGGCGCAAAAAACTGACATTGAGCAAGGGTTTGATAATGGTGGATGAGAAAGAGAACATCAATGAGGAATGGACTGCATGGCTTCAAAATCCAACCTATGATTTGCTTTCGTCCTATATCCTTGACACCATATTTTTCGGATATACCTTTCTATGGTATGAGGGAGTGCAGGATGTGAACATCGAGAATCTCACATTGGGGAAAAGATGGTTTGTTTCACCTGACAGAGAGCAATATCTTGCATTCATGTATGCAGTAAGTGGAATCGACATCGGCAAGAATGCAGAGGATGAAATCAAAGATTGGATATTTTACCTCACAACACCATCCGACAATGGCCAAAGTCCATGCGGATATGGTTTGTTGTATAAGGTTGCATTGTATGAGATTTTCCTGAGGAACAATCTTGGATATAATGGTGACTACATTGAATTGTTCGCAGCACCTTTCAGAGTTGGAAAAACACGAAAGACGAGCGAATTAGACAGAGGTGATTTTGAGGCGGCCATTCGTGATATGGGAAGTTCAGGATATGCGATTATTGACCCGGATGAAGAAATCGAATTCATCACCGGAAAAAGCACTGGCACTGGAAATGATGTATACGATAACTTTGAGCAGCGGATGGAAAAGAAAATCAGCAAGGTCATATTAGGCCATGCAGATGCGATGGATAGCAAGGCAGGGAAGTTGGGAGCAAAGGATGAAGATGTGCAGAAAGCAATGAATGACATTGCGGGCGATGATTCCAAATTCCTTATCAATGCTTGGAATACGATGGTATTGCCGAGATTCAGAGCCAACGGCATTGCGATACCTGAGGGATTGCGTTTTGCATTGCGTAATGATACGGCAAAGGCATTGGCGGCTAAGGCAGAGAATGAGGATAGGAAACAAGTTGCAGACTTTTTGAAAACCCTCACTGATGCAGGCTTAGCGGTTGATGCGAAGTGGGTAACTGACCGCATTGGTGTACCCGTAAGTTCATCACTGCCCGGTCAGATATCACAACCTGAAACCATGCAGGCGAGGTTGAGAAATCTTTATGGTGATTTGTGAAAACAGAAATTGAATACGATTTTTCACGTTTGATTGCCGCGATATATTCAGGTGCAATTGATGAATGGAATTTGCCGCGAGGTTTGTACCAAAAAACGGCAGAGAAATTCATTGAGGCAGTGAATAAGGGTATGGAAGCACCACCACCGACAGAGATAGGTGGCGGCACTGGCTTTGCCATGCCAAAGCCTCAGATTCCTGCAAGCGAGGTGGGAATATCTTACATGACACCTGATGAGATATTGAGGTCTGAATTGATTGAAAATGTTTATGTTTTTTCAGGTGCAAAGACCTTTCAGCAAGTGAAAGAGTTGGTTGATAATATCGCACCTGATGGCATTGTCAGGCCGTTTAATCAGTTCAAGAAGCAAGCGGAAAAAATCATCGGCAAGTACAATCAGCAGTGGTTGCAGGCCGAATACAACACTGCATTAGGCAGCGCACAATCAGCGAGAGATTGGCAGGAATTTGAGGAAGATATTGAGTTGTTTCCTTATCTCCGTTACGATGCCATCATTGACCCGAATACATCGGACATCTGCCGACCATTGGAGGGTATCACATTACCAGTGAATCATCCATTTTGGAATAAGTTTTCGCCGCTGAATCATTTTAACTGCCGATGCAGATTGATAAAGATTTCGCAATACGAGCCAGTGAAAAAAACTGGTAAGAAGAAGTTGGAAAGGGTGGCAGGAAAGATTGAGCCAAATATGCAGGAGTTGTTTATGATGAATCCGGGAAAGGAGAAATTGATATTCAAAGAAACTGGAAAGGGCAAGCATCCGTATTTTAACATTAGTCCGAAGTATAAGAGTTATGCTCAAAACAATTTCAATCTGCCTATTCCTGAGCGATTCGCATTTCAAAGAAAATCAGCATAAATTTACATCATGAAAAAGCAATACACACAAGCAGCTAAGAGAGCAGAATATATTGATAGATTCGGCTATGAGCCAACCGGCAATCTCGGAGTTGATGCCGTTGCCGCAATCATCCATTATGACCGCAGGAGGGGAATGCCACCTGAGGCAATATATCTGAGCAAGGAGTATTTTCGTGAGTTCAAAAAGTTTGCCATTGCCAAATCCGATGCAGAAACCGCAGCACTGGTTGAGCAGGGTTTGATGGCATTGGAATTCGATGGGGTGGCGGTTATGGATGCAGGCACAATGACGAATAAGAGGTGGATTGTGAAGTATATGACATCGGAGGTGAATGCTTGATGGCAAAGAATAAATTGGATATGAGCAAGGTTGTTCAGCGATGGAATAAGGCAAAGAATCAATTGCCTAAGTTGCTGACCAATGTTTCAAAGAATATGTTTGTTGATTCATGGAAAAGGCAGGGATGGGATGGTGAGAAGTGGAAAGAGGTGCAGAGGCGAACACCGGGAACAAGGGCATATAAGAATGCGACAAAGAGCGCACGAACAAGGGCAATACTTGTTCAGTCTGGAACATTGCGGAGGTCTATTGTAATTAATTCGCAGACGTTCAGCAGAATGACAATAAGCACAAATGTTCCTTATGCAGAGGTGCATAATGAGGGTTTTCGGGGAACGATTAGTGTTCGTCCATCGGTAAGGAATGGAAAGAAAGTCAGAGCATATTCATACAAGGCAAACATTCCCCAACGTAAATTCATGGGGCATGGCAAGGAAGTGGAAAAGGCGCAACGCAACATCATTGGAGTGGCATTAGCCAATGTTTTTATGCCGGGCAAATTCAAGTATAAGAAAGCATGACAAGAGCGATAATTGAGGCCATAAAACAACAAATCAAGGATGAAACAAGCATTCAGGATGTGCGATTGTTCAATGACCAATTCACAAAGATGCTCACCGATGGCAATCCCTTTGGCTACAACATAGAATCACCGGCAGCACTAATTGAATTTAATCCATCCACCATTCAACAATTGGGTGATGGGGTGCAGATTTTTGAGCCGATTGAAATCACAATTCACATCGGGCAGATGGAATTGAATGGAGATGGTGACACAATGGATGAAGCATTAAGTATCTTTGACCTCAGGAATCAGGTTTTTTTCGCATTGCAGGAATTCAGCACAGATACAATGGCAAGGATGTTCAGGACATCGGAATCACCTGATTTCAATCATGGCAATTGGTATGTTTATCAAATGACATTCACCACATCCATTGCCGACCATATCGCGCAAAGACCGAAGAATAATCAGGTGGCATCACCGACAATAGTAACATCAGGCAGTTATCAATAATGGCAAGAAGTACGGCAGAAATCAAGAATCAGATGGTGGCAGAGAAGAATGCTCAATCATCATTAAGCGGATTCACATCAAATTCTCAGACATCACGATGGGGATTGTTCTTATGGGTAGTTGCTCAGACAATCAACATATTTGAGCAGATGATGGATGTATTCAAATCAGAGGTTGAGGATATTCAGGCATCAGCGAAAGCAGGAACGCAGGCATGGGTGCGGTGGATGGTGCAGAAATTCCAATATGATGCAACAACAACGCAAGTAGCGCAATTGAACACATCAACATTGGTGGTTGAATATCCGGTGGTGAATACATCATTCCAAATCATCACGAGGGTGGCAACGCAAGTCACGAACAACAAGACAGTTTTAATCAAGGTCGCAAAATCTGACCCACCAACGCAATTGAGTGGAGCAGAACAGACCGCATTGCAGGGATATGTTGCATTGTGGGGAGTGGCAGGGGTGACTTATCAAATCGTGAATGAGCCATCCGACAAGATTGAGATTGCGGGAACGATTTTTTATGATGGGCAGTACAATTCAGTGATTCAAACGGCAGTGGAGGATGCATTGGTAAATTACCTTGCAACATTAGAATTTAACGGCATTGTATCAGTGCAGGATGTCATTGATGCAATTCAGGCAGTTAGCGGGGTATTGGACGTGAATTTATCGTTGATAAAGGTTAGACGTGATTCTGTTTCCTATGCATCAGGAACAACATTGTATTCATTAAGCAGTGGCATCAATGGGGTGCAATATCAATCTTATGCAGGGTATATCACTGAGGAAACAACATCATCACATACCTTTGCCGACACACTGACATATTCACCGGTTTACTGATGTCATTCTACACTAACAACCTAAACAATCAGGGGCAGAATCTTTTGCCACCAACCCGAAGAAAATCAGGTTGGTTGGCATGGCTTGCCGTATTGATGAAACCATTGCAGTGGCTTTGGGATAATCTCTTTACAAGCTATCGTGAGGGTGATTATTCAACGGCAGATTTCAATCCTGCAACAACCTATGCAATTGGTGACCGGGTGAAATATAGCAAGGGCATTTATGAGATGATTGCATTGGCAGTGGCCGGAACAACACCATTAAACACAACCGCATGGACTAAGGTGCAAGACAATTTCATCGGAGTTATTGACCGGGCAAAATTCAGCGCAGAGGATTTGAAATTCGAATATGCCTTGAATCTTTGGTTTGATACAACATTCCGGCAGCCACCATTGACAAGTGACATTTATATCAATGACTTGAATTCAAACCTTGTCGATTTCTTTGTCGGATATCAGGAAAATGAAAGTAGTGAGATTGTTTCCATCAATGGTGAGGCAATATCATTCATCCAATCAGCGAATCCAACGTATGGTGCAGCGGATTTTTCCATCAACATTCCATTGGCAGTATTCAATGCTTTGGGCACATCAAATCCCGAAAGAGAGGCAGTTGTGAGGCGATTTGCCGACCAAATTAACACCGCAGGACTAACATACACAATCAACACATATTAAGATGAAAAGAATCAAAACATCAGCCATTGCACCGGGTGCGGCAATGCCATTGAAAAGCGGAATGCTTGACCTTGTGCAAGACAATGTTAAAGATTGCGATTACAGAATTGTCAGAGCATTCGACCAAGCGGCAGGAAGTTTGCCGTTGATATTGTTTGGCAGCTATACAATATCCGGAGGCACATATCAGATTGCCGCAGGAGCATTAACACTTAATGAAGAGATATATCGGTTTGCCTCAGTGAATGTAACACCGGGAGTTGGGCAAGTTGTTATTGGTACAATCACCGAGCAATCTCAATCAGGTGCATCACTTGACCCGGTACAATTCAGCAATGGAAGCAGCAACAATGTGAACATGGATAGAATCATTGTTTGGAGCGCGGGAACGGCAGGCAGTGGCGATGTGAATCTATCAAGTTGTGAATATGCTTGCAGTGGCTATGTGAATGCATACAATGCCGGATTATTGACTGCATCATCAGGCGCATGGACTATTCCCGGAGCATCTGATTGGGATGTGAATGTATCTGTCACCGGATGTATGGCAAGGGTGAAATTCCGAATCACAAACGGAACATTATCATTAGCAACGGCCAATATCAGATTTGACGTT